GAGGCTTGGTGTGCTCAGAAAGGAATTGAACTTGAAAGCAAACCCTAAAAGGCAATATGTTAGAAGTACCAAACTTTTAAACAATATTAGATACTTACACTGCCATGCCTGTGGTGCTGATGACCAGACAATAGTGGGTGCTCACTCCAATAGCTTTGCACATGGAAAGGGCAGGGGAATAAAGGCTGATGACAATATGGTTGCTGCACTGTGCTGGGACTGCCACCATGCCTTAGACCAAGGACATTATCTAAATAAAGAGGAAAAGGAACAGTTTTGGATGGATGCCCATTTGAGGACTGTGTTTAGCCTGATAAAGGCTGACCTCTGGCCGTCCTCTGTTCCCCTGCCCCAAACCTACCTAGACTACCAAAACAAGCTAAATTAGCTCTTTTCTGGATGTGCCTTTTCCATAGGCAGATGCTCATGCTTTTTGAGCTTGTCTTCTAGCCTATGCAACTCATGCTCAGTCTTCTTTTCATGCTCTCTCAAAACCACATAATGTGATTTGGGAGACTCATAAGTTTTGCCTGTAATTTTAAAGTTTTTCATGCTATTTTCTTTCCTTCTTGAAGTTCAGCTAATGATAGTCCACCAGTGTATTGGAAATGTGCCATCTCTTTAAAGTGAATCCATTTGCCTGCCCACTCTAGACCAGCTTGTTCACCTAATTCACCTATTGTTGCCCAAACTGGGTGACTTCCATCCCAATCAGCTTTTCCATTAACAAGAGGCACAACATCAACAGCACACCTATAGTTATGGAAAGACTCACCCCCTTTAGCATTTGTAACAATTCTTCCTTCTGTGGTTCTACCTTGAGCATATAGTGCATCCTGGCTTTCATTATCCCTATATGTAGATGTAACCAACAAGTCAATGCCAGAATGTTGGCAAGCCTTAATAAAATCTTCAACCTTTGCTTTAACTTCAGGTAGTAACTCATCTAAATTCCTTGAATTAATCATTTTTCCTCCATAGGTGTTGATTTATGTAGCATTGCATCCTTGGCTTGTGAGCCTGCACTAGACCCAAAATAGAAACTCATGATAGCAGTCCAGGCTGTGCCAAGACTACCTAACATAAGTAGTAATGCATCTGATGTCTTGAATGTCTCCATCATCAATCCTACCAAGATACCAAAAAACCCTAATGTGACCATAATAGCCAAGGCTGGAGGAATAAATGAGTGAGTATTTGTTTGCATGTCCCTGGCTGACTTTCTGTCTTGGACTGCCAGTTGTTCGAAATCTAAACCCAATTCTTGTGCCTTTGCCTTAAGAGCTATCTCTGCTTGCTGGACACTTGCTATCTGGTCAGCAGTTAGTTTGCCATCATCAAGCATTTTTTTGGCATCATCTTGGGATATACCAAGAACTTTAGAGACTGCTTCATAGGCTAGACCCCCAAGAGGTCCTCCAATAGCTGTGGCAATAGTAGGTGCAATAGTTTTTAACCAATCCATATTAACTCCTAGTTACAGTATCTTGGTGAATACCCTGTTTCCTGAAAAATTTTATAACACTCATATTCTTTGCTATCTGGCTTAAATTTCTTTTGAAACTCAATATGCCACTGCTCCTCTACTTTACTTCTTTGATAATCCCAGTGTATGTAATACATCAAGCCTGCAACTGTGATGATGACCACCAAGATTGCAATACATATTGCAACTCTAAAATTCCATTTCTCTCTGTTTCTTTTTTTTCTGTAAGACTCTTGCTCATCCTTTTTTTTTGAGCCTGTTCATATTTAGACTTGTCTTTCTCAAGTCTTGCTCTTTCCTCTTGGAAATCTGTCCACAAAGCACCTAGTTCTGGAGGAGCTTCATAAGTTAAGAGTTGCCTTAAATCATACTCAGCCTGCTGGAGTTGCTTTTTCTTGATGACATTCTCAAGAGCCTGGGCTTTTATGCTTTTGCCTTTTGGAGGATTCTTTTCTTTTTCTTTTAATTCTTTGTGGGCATTTTCTTGATGGTCAAAGAAATTGCCAACTCCCTCACTTAGCTCTGCATAAATGCCATAAACTTCTTTTCCAACATTTTTAGCATCTTTGTAGATTGCCACCCCTTGCTTGATGGCACTCACAGCAGAGATGGCAAGCATGAAAGGCATGTTATTTCAAATTCACATAGTGAGAAATGAAACCAATAAAGCTAGATAGTCCTGAAACAACCATCATGCCTACCCAAAACCCACCCCTAGACTTATCAGCCATAGAAACAAGTTTTTCAATAGATGACTCAAGTTTGTCTATTTTTCTTTCCATAGAGTCAAACTTTTTCTCATAATCTTCTACTTTTTGCCAAAGTACGCCATACTTGACAAGGTCAATTGGTGATTCTGTGCTCATGGTTTCAATAGGTCTTTAATTGGAATAAATCTGCTTTGAGCATTTTCAAAGGCTTGTTTTTCTGCTTGAGCCTGAGTTTCAATAGTTTTCTTAGCTGTTCTTTTTTCAAGATAATGGCTTGTTGCAAGAGCAGGCAATCCCATTCCATGACCAGCAGTTACTGTTTCAGCAACCACTGGCAATCCTTTATTAACAATAAATTCACCTACTTTTTGCCCAAGTTTCTTTTCTACATTCAATTTCTGAACCGCTGCACCAGGATAACCAGTATTGGTTTTGAAAATATGTACAGCATTATGATAATCTCTTATATTCTCCATTTCCTCTGGAGAAAATAATCTATTCATCACTTCTTTATTGTCATTCAAAAATGTAGTCAATTTTTCAGGTGTTTTGTCAGACATCTGATTTAAAAAATGAGATTTAATTTCACCAATAGCTTTTTGGGCTTTAGGTTGCAATTCATCAGGCATACTTTTTAAAGTATCAATTACATGAGTAAATTGATCCACAGGCATGCTAGTAATGTTTTGAGGTATTTTCTCAATTTGTACTTTTCTATTTATGCCATTTGGTCCACTAGATTCCAATATATTAGATATTCCTTTTGGATTATCTAATGTATTTTTTCTTAGTTCAACCAATGCTCTAGCATCTTTATAAAGTGGTGTATCTCCACCAATAGTGTCTAATACATCAGCATCAACAGCTTCTTTTAATGCCCTATGAATACCAGCATTTCCTGGTGACCAAACATTTTTACCATTTAGCCATTTTCTAAATTGTTCAGAAATATGAGCATTAGTAGGCAATAAATTACCATCTTCATCAAGCATTTTAAGTTCTTGAAGTTTTGCTTTTGATGCTTCAGCTAATTTTGAATTTTCACCTAATGGCAATAATGTTGGATCATTTAATACTTGATTTATATGGCTAGTAAAAACAGGAACAGATTTTCCTTGTTCATCTCTAGCATTGTAAATCTCACTTGTCTTTTTATCAAAATAGTTTTCTAAATCTTTTAGAGGTTGAATAATAGTATTTCCTCTTTTATATATTGAAGATTCATCAAGACCTAATGTTCCACCAGTATCTTTAACTAATTTTTGTTGATAAGCATTAATTCTATTTTGCTCATCAGCAAATCTTTCAGACAAGTAGTTACCTAGAGCTGTATCAGTTTTAGATGTCTGGTAATTTGTGGCTCTTTCTTTTCCTTTACCTTCAATAGCAGATAAATCAGCCTGATGATCTTCACCCAATACTTTTTGAGCTGTTTTAGCTCTAGCATATTGCTCATCCAATGGCAGACCAGCCTCACCATAATGAACTTCTTTAAACTCTGCCTCTGGAGTTGTAGGTTTGGCAGTCCCCAAATCTTGTACAACTGCTGGAGCATTATCTTCTTGTACAACTTGTTGAGTTGTTTCTGCACCAGTTGGATTAGCTTTTTTCTGTTGAAAATCTTGCTCTAATTGTTGAAGATTTTGAGTAATTTCAGGAACTTGTTTTTGCTCTAATTGCTTTTGAAGTTCAATTCTGACTTTAGGTACTTTTTGACCTATAGCACCAGATATTAGTTTAGCCTCCTCAACAATAGGCTTTGTTACTGCTTTAGCAACAGGCTTTAATTCTGCTCCAGCTTCAGGAACAGCAAAACTTGCTGTAGTAAGCATAGCTCTAACATCTTGAACAGGCAAACCAGTTTTTTGAGCAATAAAATCTGCTCCTTTATTGCCATATTCACCAATTACTTGTGTAATTTTGTTAGATAATTCTTGCTTATATGCAGGATCTTCTGTAACACCAAAAAACTTACCAACTGGCTTTTCAAACAAAGAACTAACTTTTTGACTTAATTCTTCAGCTTTTTGAGGAGGCATTTGATTAATTTTTGCCCCAACATATGCCATATTTCCTAAAACTGTAGGAACAGGAGAATAAGCAACATCAGCAAGAGATGCCAAGCCTTTGCCTACATCACTTAAAAATCCTGTAACTCTGCCCTTTGGCTCTGCAGGAGGAGGCTCAGAATAAACATCTAAAACAGCCTTGTGCAAATCAACTGGATGATATATTTCTGGAGTAGAACTAGCTTGGGTTATAGCATCAGCCATTGGCTGTGTAGGATTAAAAGTAGTCATGCTACTTTTCTTTGGTGCAATTATGTCTTGTGAAGTCTTAGGTTTTTTCCCATAAACCTCATCAACTGCATTGTTCATCTCATCTAAACTTAGAATAGCCATTATTGACCACCAGTTACAAGTGAATAAATTTTGTTATATCTTGTGATTAAGTCAGCATAGCCCTTGGATTCTGGACCACCCACTGCATCAATCACTTTTCTCAACTCTACTTTATCTTTATTTTTGATAGCATCATAATACTTGAGTGCATCAATATCAGCAACTGAAGACCATTTTTCTGTGTAATCTCTGCCTGCTAATGGATTGTTTCCTGCTTTTTTAATGGCATTATTCATTCCTATTCCATACAAATCTATTCCAGTTACTAATGCTCTATTAGTTCTAGCTGTAGCTTTAATTGCATCTGAAGTCCAATTAGTAGTCCCAATTTGCTCTTGAGCAATTGATCTACCTTGGTCTGTGCCTAGACCAGCTTGTTGTGCAAGATTGCCAGTCTGTAAAGCCATGTAATGACCAAGTTGTTGAAGATTGCTTGCCTCATCAGCTTTCCAAGGAATTGCTGAGTACCCACCCCCAAGTTTTGCAATTGCTTGAGCACCCACACCAGTAATAGACTTATCAGCCAAATTAATAATTTGGTTATAGTTGTATGTGCTTTGTGCAACTGTTTTTCTTTGGTCAATAGTATCAAGTTGTCTTTGTCTTTCTAATTTAACTGTTTCAGGAGTCTCATAAGGAGCTAATCTATTTGGTGCATTAGATGGAGGTTGATTTACTTGAGGCTGTATTGCCCCTGGTTGCATATTTCCTTTTTGTACTCCACCAGGTTGAGTAATTTGATTTTGATTAACTCCAGCAGGAATAGTAACTTCACCAAGAATATTGCCTTGTGCATCCTTAACATAAGCAGTTGGATTATTGCTTGCATCAACTCTGCCTGTAGCTTCATATCTTTGACCATAACTTAATGGTGATGGACTTACAGTTAATCCTCCACCAACAGGAGTTCCTGGTCTTGTTTCAGCAAGATTAGGATTGCCAGTAGCAACTGGCTGAACAGTTCCACCAAGATTCTGAAATTGGACATTAGGAAACTTAGATGCAAACTGCTCAGATGGTGATGCAGAACTTCCAGCAACTCTATTTCTTAGTTCCTCATATCTGTTGTAATCTTTTTTGGTTACTGCATCTTCTAACTGACCAAGCAAATTAGATGGATGTTTTGGCAGACCTACAGCTTCAGTTCCT